TCAACGGAAACCAATAGTACCAACTCCTCTCGTAAACAACGATGAAAGCAAATCGGAATTTAGAATATCAGCTAACGCACGCTCAGCAGTGGCAATATTTTGTGCTGTATAAGATTTATCCGCAGAATAGCGAGAAGCGTTATAATGCGCCTGAGCGGAGTATCTTTGAGCGGCCTTAGATTGATCGGCAGAATATCTAGCGGCAGAGGAGGACTGAATAGCTCCAAACATAGAGGCCAATTTAGCAGCATCGGCAGAGTAACGCATAGCGGAGGCACTAGCGTAAGAGCCTTTCAAGTGCTGATCAGCAGAATAACGAGTAGCGGCCGCACCAATACCAGCAGAACCAAGAGCAGCGGAACGACTGATCTCGGCAACGATCTTTTCCATAGCGGTATATTTGTCCGCAACAGCTTCTTGAGTACGAGCGGAGACGTTGGCGGCTTGAAGCTGTGTATTAGCCGCTAGGATGCTTCCTAAGAGATTCACGATGGCACCTGATGCGGAGGTATCGGCATCACCTTTCGCGCCAGCAGAGGTCACGCCAGAGGCCGTAGCACCACTCCCAACGGACGCACCATTACCATTCATAGCAGACAACACAGGATTCAGGCCAGCGGCCATCAAATCCTTTACCTCACGCTGATGGGCAGTATTAGACATGAGCTCTTGCCAATCTCGATTTTTCTGAGCTTCCTGACGGTTAAACTCCATAGCCTTGGCATTTTGCGCTTCCTGCCACACTCTTTGAATCGTCGCTTGCTGAGCATTAAAAGCAGAATTAGCCTGGGCAATACCTTGAATCCGTCCAATCTGATCGGCGGCACTATTAGCGGCGGCAGAAACGGCACTAGAACGGCCGGAAGAGCTACCGGTAGAGGGAGTATAGCCCTGGGGTAGAAACTCCTGTGCAGAGGCCATACGAGCGGCTTTAGAGGCACTATAAGTAATCGGTAATGCCATTTTATATCAACTCCTTCAATTATGTCAAGAGGGGCCGAAGCCCCTCTTTTTAGTGATGATCAATAAGACCGGGAATAGAATACATCGGCATAGGCCGGGTACAGTAATTCTTCACATAGATATCAGCAAAGAACTGGTTAGCCAGATCGGAAGAAACAGCGAGTACACGATCAATGGTCTTTCCATCTTCCTGAATCCATTCGGCAGACAAAGAAGGTAGCTTGGAGTAATCGTCAGCCAGGTGCCACACATCGAGAGATTGAGCGTACTGGGAACGCATTTCACCGGTCACTTGATTAGGCTTGTACCGATATTCGGCCCATGCTTCCTGATAACCGAAAACTTCATCGTCAGTGGAATTGCCCTGAGCGTAAATCTCCTTATTCTTGATAGCCTGCTCACCGATATTAGCAAACACCGGCCAGTAGTAATCAAACTTATCCTTGCGGCTCCAAAGACGGTTAAGACCCTGCTGATAAGTGTGGTCATAACGGGCAACCATAACACCGATAATAAAACCATGCTCCGTGAAAGACTTAGTAAAATCGGAATGGCTATCAGTCGTAAGAGACATACCAACAACAGTACCTTGCGGAGTATTCACAGATTCACCAGTACCAGACTGCTGGATAACCTGATTCACGTTGATGGGAGTACGATTACCGCCAAGATATTCAGGACGCTGCAAACGGGCATCCGGGGAAGTCACACCAAAGAAGCTCCGCACAACCTCAGTATAGCGGGAGCCACCACGAGCCTGCTTCTCGTAGAATTTCTGAATCTGGAAAGCAAGGCGGAGCTGATTGATAGTTGCAGCCTGTGAAGTACCACTAAAATCTGCAACAAGATTTCCAGGTATAACTGAGGTGCCAGGAGAAGAACTACCCGTAACGGCATCATTAAAATAACGGGTACTATCCGTATATGCATTGGTAGCAGTATTGAAACGGAATCCGGTAGATAACATGCCTCTATTATTGTCTGGAACAGAAACTAAATTTCCAGAAGAATTAACCCACTGCAAATCATTAAAACGAGCAGCCAAATCTGGATTTAATTTAGAAGCAGGATAAACATAAGCCGTAGCAGCACTAGCAACAGGAATCGCCACATCCGGGCCTTTCTGCGGAGCGGGAAGGGCAGAGGTGAAATAATCGTGGTATTTGCAGGCGATGTAAGGTAAACCACCTTTCGCTACATCAGTGACAAAAGTACCCGTATTAACACCAGCCACGGTAGAATCGTCAGTAGGAACAACCAAAGGGTCTTGCAAGTTTTCATCACGGAACCACTCATTCATGATAAGAGCATAAGCCCTAAAGGGCAGAGCAGAAACAGACAAACCAGAAACGCCTGTAGGAACACCAAAATAATCTGCAAGGGTACCGACTTGCCAACCACCTGCCGGAGCAGTAATTTGAGGAATCGAATACTCCGTCTCAGGAATCCATGCACTTTCTGTGTTCTCACCACAAAACTCCTTCCAGTGATCCCATACCAAACGGTTGGGCACAAAGAAATAATAAGTATCGAGATAAACATTATCCATCATAGGAGTGAGCAGGGTCTGCATACGTACCACACGGGACGTTTTCACATTGAACGTATCTCCGGGAAGAACCTCTTCCAAAAAGAAGGGGACAATATTACCGGCATTGAAAGACGTTTTCAGGCTGGCAGAGCGGTCAAAGCGGGAACGCTGGATATCTACACGAGGCAGAAGGGAAAAATGGGATTCTGTATTGCGATTCATTCTGTAACCTCCTTAGCAGGCTCAGGCTGTTCAGGCTCAGAAGCCGGCTCAGCCTTAATACCGAGACGATCAAGAAAATCTGGTTCACCAGAAGCGGCAAGAAACTCACTGAAAGAATGGCCGAACTTTTCACGGGTCTCAACAGGGAGGGCCATGAACTGCCGTTCCATTTCATTCATGTGATTCAGGGCTTCGGCATAGGTCTTGGGGAAGTCCAACACATCACCGAAAAAGCCTTGCTGTTTGGAAAGAGCTTCCGCATCACCATTCGCATACCGCTTCATGAGTACATGGATATCAACGCTTTCCGCATGGGACTGAATTTCATCATACAAATTGATCTCTCCGGTCTCCTCAAGCACCACACGACCTTTTTCATCATAGTGGCCGCCATAGGTCTTATGAATCCGGGAACCAGGCTCACAGGTCACACGCTGCCGATCATACTGCGTTCTAAACATCATTCGTCTTCCTTTCTCAGACACACAGTAGCGTCACAAATGAACTGGGGAGGGAACTCCGGCATAATTTCACCGGTCTCATTATCAAAAGAACCAACACGATAAAGACCGAAGTCATTCGGATGGGACTTCATCAAAGAATCCGGATGCCGTACAGCATGCTCAAAATTCCGCATAGCAGAAGCATTATTAAAATCAACGGTAGGGAGCATAAAGGTGGTCTTGGCGTCCCTGATAACATAAATTCCATAAGTCATTTCAAATACCTCCAAAAAATATCACTGGCATGCGTAATACAGCGAATATCATCCAAAGAGTAAACACGGGAAAAAGGTACACTCTCATTCATCCGATCAAATGCACAAACAGCAAATAAATTCGGGTCTTGCTCCATACGCTTAATAGAAACACCTTCAAAACCAAGACGAATCATAAATTTACGAAAAGACCGAACCTCATGCGGCTGTGAAGGTTTCATAACCTAATACCTCCACGGAAAATCTTCGGAGCAATATTAATCTTCTTACTCTTGGCAGCAGTACGAGTAAACACCTTCTTGTCCTTCTTTTTCTTCATTCTACTCATGTAAAGACCTCCTCAAAGACTTCAACTTATTCACCTGGGCAGCTTCCTCAACTTCCAAAAGTTCATCACCTGTCAAAGAAGTACGAGTCAACTTTGCTTTCTGGGATTCAATCGCCATTCGCTTTTTTATTTCTTTAAGCTCGGCACTCCTTAAAGGCTGATCTACCTCAAAAAGCTTTTCAAAATAGCGGGGAGGACGAAACTTCTTACCACCTTTTGGCGTTGAAATGTTTATGTAATCTGTATCAAAAAGTGTAGGGTGCGTGTCATAATAATTGCGCGCAATTCCAGGCCTCCGGGACATGAGTGTAAACTCAGGCTGAATATTGTGTTTTCCATAAAAATCTGCTTCCTTTCCTTTCAACTTTTTCATAACATAGCGGGCAGTATACGCACAGGATTCCCAAGTAACTTCACCAACGACCACAAAACCATAAGGCCAGCACTCTTGAAGGGAAGGGGAGTTGTAATATGTGTAAAGCTCACCACCTTCACGGACTTTCTTATATGGGATTAAGTCAGAAAGATGCAACCCAAAAATGATAGCGTGATAATGAGGGCGGAACGTCTGGGAACCATATTCACCACAGGCGAAAAATCTAATCTGATCATCAGAAAAATGCTTCCGGATTCGCTTCATCAACAACTGAAAATCACGTTTTTGAAGGGTCATAGCAGGGAAGGCCTCTCCGGTCTCCGGGTCTGGGTAATAAGTGCGGGGCACATGGTCATCATCATAGGTAAAGGTACAGAAATAAGACGAATCATGATACTGCAATTCCAACATACAGCGGTTCGCCCATTGGCGGGAATATTCAAGCCGACAGCCGACACACTTACCGCAGGGAATCTTTATCAGCATATCAATCGGATAATCTTTACCACGATAATAAACTGTCTTTTGATTGTCATTGACAGGATGACCGAGAAATTTTATAATTTTCTTGCCATTAGCATCTTCACCCAGGCACAGAGCGTTCATAGGATGGTAACAACTCACAGAACTGCAACCACATCATCATAAAACCAAGCGACTTTATGATCTCCATACAAAGAAACTGCGGTACGAGCACGAAGGAAACTTCTATCAGCATCCTTCACAATGAGAAGTTCATCATCACTAGACCATGCTTCGTTGAGTTCAAACAAATTCCGAAATGACAT